TGTACGGCATGAGGAGGATACAACTCCGTATAAGCAATAATCCCGTCCTCCATGGCCTTTAGGGAATTATTGATCCCGTCTATATGAAAGCCCTTACTATTATATATGAGACTCTTCATATGCCATGTCACATATGTTTGAAAAAGATGTTCTTGAATCCAATCGGATATACTCATACCTGATCTCCTTTATGTAATTATTTTAGCACCGATAGCTTTTACTTTATTATACATGATTAACAGGTCATCTGTACAAGACAGTTGTATTCACCGTAGAAAGACACGAAAAAAATACCTACGATTGTGAGTGCTGAAACATTCGGTTAAAACGCCTTTATTAGCCTTGCCCCTATGTCAATAGGTGCCTTCAACCTTACGCTCTCGTTAATAAACTGATGTAACTTTTAAATCCGGTCATGCACCTTCACTGCTCCCTTCTGATATATGATATAATGGGAGAAGGTCGGGGGCTTTCACCCCCTTCCCCCGCCTCGTTATCTCCGTTTACGCTTGCTAGGCTTTCGGCGATTTCGGGGCTTTTCCTTACTCCAGATTGCCAGTGCTATCGATACTAGCAATCCGATGAGCCACTCCCAATCTGACTTATCTATTTCCCTCCCCCTTTTCCTTGATTATAGCATGTCACTTATTGGGTGAGTTACCAAGCAAAAAAATTTAATTTTTTATATTAAAGAGCCTATTTTTTTAGACTCTTTAATTTTTCGATAATAAGGGTCTCCGCCCACTTAGCCGGTGTGCGTTGCCCGCCCTCCCAGTTTTCGATGGTACGCTTAGGGATTTGGAGTAAGTCGGACATCTCTTGCTGAGTAAGCCCCGCTTCAAGCCGAGCAGATCTAATTGTATCGGACATTCTTATCACCTCTTTTTATAAAGTGTATCACCCATTGACGTAAGACACAAGCATAAAAATAAGGCCTCCCAGAATATACTGGAAGGCCTTTTGCTTATTTCTTATTCAATTCGGTAAGTCCGTCTTGAATCGTCTGTATGATATTGTCTATCGCAGAATTAATGACTCTCAGATAAATTCGATTACGAATCTTCACCCATACGGATTGAGTCGTTTCGATTTCTAACTGTAACGGTGCTGTAATCGTCTTCAATTGTTCTGCAACTAGCGGCCGCAAATCATCGGCAGATAACGCCGCAAGCGTCGCTGTTGCTTGGTCTTTTGCCGCCTGTGCGGCTTCCTTAGCAAGAATGTTCAAGATTTGTTTTTTGTCCATAATTATCGCTCCTTATAATACATTATATATTTTGTAAATTCCCGTAAGCACGGTACCAATTGGCGTTTCCTCTTAACTGGTTGCCGCCTGTACCGGGTTCTTCGCCGTTGCGGAGTACCCACAAATCCCACCGTTCACAAGTGCTATTCGGTCCGTAATCTTCATGTGTATTTAAACCGTCTTCATTGTCGGCCGCTTCGGCATGCGTCATGACCCTATCGATGTCAATCGTAAGATCCAGTGCATCGGCAAGTACGCATATAACCTGTGACACTGCATTAATTTGTGCTTCCGTAGGCGGATACGGTCCTAAGTTATCGGGACCCGTTGCGTCGTAAGCACAACAAAGTGTAATAGCTATGCTGCCGGTATTACGTCGATATGTTGCCGATTTGACTTCAGCTAAATCATCCGTTGACACAAATACCCTGCCGTCACCCGTAATATTCACGTGATACTCGTCGAACGTCTGGTTGTAACGAGCTGCCGTCCAATGAATATACAGCTTAACATCACGATCAAGACTTCTCGCTCCATTCCACAGGTCCCAGTAGGCTGCCTTGGCCAATGCTTTTAATTCGTGTAGCGTAACTTCTCTCACTGTTCATCACTCCTTTCTGATTTGTGTACCGCAGTTTTAGCACCGCCAATATAGCCTAAAAGGCCACTTGCAATGCTCATTGCGAGTTCATTGAGACTAAATAAAATAGCCATCACAAGGGCTGCAACCAACCCCGTGATGACTACTAAGTCTGCTACATTTACTTTGTCGATATTCATGATTTTTTCTCTTTCTCGTGCATTTCATTCCTTAAATCATTTACACGAGCCTCTAATACGTCAACACGACCAACAAGCTGAAGATGGCGCTGTGCTTGTTGCATTCGCTCCTGCCGAGATAACTTGATTTCCTCTTTCAGTTCTTTGAGCGTTTCGATAAGAGTGTCGTATTTATCAGAGAAGAATGTCCTATCTTGAATCCGCTCAACATCAAGTTTTTGAAGAATCGGCAACAACACCAGCCGATAAGCAGCGGCGCTTATAATGCTTATAATTGTTAAGGTTGTCAGAACGTCTGCTAACTCAAAGCTCCATGTCCACATCGGCAACCTCCCCCTTATAATTCCACATATTCAAGCCGTCCGTCTGTTACATCAAGCTGTTGTCCTTGGCAATCAAAGTCGAATACGTCGTTCTGTACAAGATTGGTGTCGCCTTTGCTTCTAGCAATGTTGAGATACATAGATATACGCTGACTTAATCTCGGCATTTCTACGTGGCTCGGCCACTCGCCTATGCAGTTTACTGTCTTGAAGTGCTGATTGAGTGCTGTCAAGCCGTCCGCTTTAATAGCCGTTCCTCTTTCGTAACAATCGATGGTAAGCGGAGCGTCATACTGCCGTGCATGGCTTGTCCAGTACGACCATTTAAACACGTCCGCAAGGGATTCATAAGTCCGTGTTCGGATACATACGTTACCTTGCGAATTAAGGTACAGTTTAGCTCCCGTCGCTCCTTGCGTGTCGTCTTGGATAACTTGTTCGGCTTTGTTCTGCGGTATTGTGATTTGATTGTACACGCCTTTTGATACATCGGGATACAAAATATCAAGCTGTTTTTCTTCGCCGTCGAACGGAGTGGAAAGCGTAAACGTAAGTGTACCGCTTGCAGGTACTTGCTGTAAATTTCTATGGTCTTGTTCAGTAACATAGAAGTACGGATGACCTTTGATTTCTACCGTTGTACTGCCAACTTCTACTTTTTCATTAACTAAAGTGAAGTAGGCGGTGTGATTTGTGTACTCACCGTCGGGAACGATTTCTTTAATGATAGCTCGGAGAATATCTTCAAGGCTGTCACTATCGGCGATTATAGCTCTGTCGTCTAGCATGCGTTTAATATTCGGAAAGTTCATGCTAACCGCTTCGCTTGTGCCGCTCACTCCGTCTCTGCCTTTAAGGCTTTCAAGCCATTCTTGTTCTGTACCTACAAAGCCGTTATCGACGGCCACTTCGTAAGCACTCTTGCCATCACGTCCGTTTTCTCCATCTTTTCCCGGTGTTCCGTCTCGGCCATCCCGACCGGGCAATCCGGGAATCTGAACCGCTTGTACTTGTACCGGATTTTCGAAGTTCACCTTTACTTTTAATTCGTCCATTATAAATTCCCCCTCTAATGCATTGACTCGTCATAAATAATTCGCATATCACCCATGACGAGCTTGTAACTGTAGTCGTTTTCCTTCGTTACGAATACGTCGTACTTCGCCATTCGGTACCGTCTCGGAATCTCTCGGCTTCGCTCGCCAGGTATCTTCACTGTGACGGAGTCCCCGTCGACGGTGCAGTCAGCGGCTACAAGCTCGATGTCATTCTCTGTGCGGACTTTCATAACGGCCGAGGCTCCCGTGAAGTCGTGGCCGTCGGCTACATACCGCCGAATGAAGTCGGATCCGCAATGCAGTTCATCGTTGAATATCGTCATTCGCTCACCTACTTTATATGAGATACGTCGACAACCATGTAAACCGTTTGTCCTTGGCTCTTGGTCGTCAACACCTCGAAAGCACCTTGATAGTGCCGAGGCGGTTCCCCCTTATCTTTCTTATCAAATACAACCACCCCGTTTTGTACTTTCGGATGAACTTCTTTCCACACATATAGATAGTCGCTTCCAGGAGCGTCAAAGATGACATACGAATAACCGTACTCTGCGCTGCATTCAATAATGGCGCATTCTTTATCTGCGGGAATAACGTATCCAGGCTTGTCTGAATAGTGAAGTACTTTAAGCGGCTTCCAGTTACTATCGTATACGACTCTTCCGGCTTCATTTATGACCTGCAATCCAACTCCATGTTGCGACGGTTCTTGAGATTCTGCTGAGAATACATAACGACGACCTTCATTCCCAGGACTACAACCATATGCAGTTAAGCAATTTACTCCATATGCAAAGCTTTCGTCTTTGCTTTTTTCCTTGTCATACCAAAAATTCACATATGATTCGTTGATTACAATCTCTCCATCATCTGTGTATACTCTCAATCCTGTTTCTGCCATTAGTACAACCCCCAGTACAAAATCCCATTCATTCCCATAGCTGTTTTGCCGTATGAATACAAAATTTTGCCATCTTCAATAGCAATATTGGGCGGTGCCGGAACAGCCCATTCCGCTAATTCAAGCGTCCAATTAGGGAACACCACTGCTACCCATGTACGGTTTTTCTTTATCGCTGCATTCTCAATAACACCTGATGTTTTCCCGTCGGTCTCAACGTATCCGAGCGAATTACATATCGTATCTGTCGTGTTGACAATGATGTTTCCGTCTTCATCAAAGACCTGCATGCCTTCGGCCATATATACCACCGTTCCTTTCGTTTTCTTGCCGTTGTTTATGATTGTTACCGCTTCACCCTTATTGTCTCCATGTTTCGTTGCGGTCTGTACGCTTTCTGCCTTCTGTGCAGTATCAGGCGGTTTCTTGCTTTTGTTTTTTAACAATATAACAGCAGCTACTACAACCACTAAAGCAATTCCGATTACCATGGTTACCATACCCCCATTCTGACTCGTAATCTGTCGTTAGAATCGTAAACTTCGATGAGATTGTCTCGTATCTCCGTCCGAGCGCCGCTCGTTGCAGTTCGAAGTGTGCCGATAGTCGCTGAGATAGCCGATAAACTTTCCACATGCATTTTGTCAGCAGTAACCGCACCGGCTTGAATCATCTTCGGAGTAACAATGTTGTCATCAAAGAGTGCTTGGCCAGTAACATGTAGCAGCTTGCCGTCGATTCGTGTTCCAGTCGGCGACAGGTTAATACGAGATATCAGCTCTCTCCCATCCAAGCTATTGAGCCGTAAATCAACGCTATTCGAGAGCTGCGTGATACGGGTCGACGTTCCTGTCACTTCGGACTTTACGACCCCGACGTCACCCTCAATCTTAGCGATAGCCCTGTCTATTGCATCTAGGCCGAGTGCTTCACGACTGATGATTGACTTATCTATCTCAAGCTTCACGGCGGCAAGCTGTTCACCGCTCTTTTCTCCCTCGCCGAATATGTCCGTATAAGCAACTCGCACTCGGTATACGCCAGGCGCAAGAATCAGCGAGAATGAGTTAGTCGGCGTAAAGTAAACCGCATCGTCGACATATACGTTAGCCCCTCGGCAACCGAGCGGAACAGGGTCAAACGTAACGCCGATTCCCGACATACCCCCTTTAGCCGTTATATGCGTCGGTACTTTCGGTGCCTTAACACTATACTCAAGCATGGCAGGTGCGCTGTATCCCTTCATAGGATTATGAGCGTATAGGTACACTCGTCCGGTTCGTTCCG